CCCCGCCTTCCATACCGGCCGCGCTGGGAGGACCCGTGGGAACGCTGCCGCCGTGCCTGCTGTGGATGGACCCGGGCGGGATGACCGGCCTGGCCTGGCTGTGGAATGGCGGCCAGAGCTTCTACACCGACGAATACCCTTTCGGGGAGGTCGGTGATCACATCGAGGACACCTGCCGGGCCTGGGGCCGGGGACTGGTGCTCGGCTACGAGACGTACAAGGTGCGGCCCAACATGCCGCAGACCAACGCCCGGGACGCGATGGAGCCGATCGGGGTCCTGCGCCACTACGGGCTCCGGTACGGCTGCCACATCGTGCACGCCGACCCGGGTGACCGACTGGTAATGACCCGGGCCATCCTGACCGGCTTCGGCTGGTGGCCCAAGGGCAAGAAAGACGCTGCGTCGGCCACCCAGCACCTGGCAGCATGGTGCCTCCGCGAGAACTGCCTGCCTCCGCGGGAGCGCGCCATTATGTCAGAGATCGTACGTACACTCTGAACCAGGCACACAGGCAGGCAAGGACGCAAGGACGCAGACATGACAGGACGCAGGCACAACACCATCAGGCACCGGGAGGACCCGGACCTGCTCGCCGGGCTGCTCCGCGAGGACACCGGCACCGCCACCACGATCACCTACGTGAACGGCTCCGAGCCGCGCTGTGATGAGTGCGGCTACCTGGTCGGCAACTGCGGCTGCCCCGGCAGCCCCCGGCTGAACGGCCGTAGGGTCACAGATGTCCCCCTGCCTGTCGGCTGCCCCCGGTGCCAGCCGGACGGGTGCCCCCGCTGCGGCTACCGGCCGCACAACTGCACGTGCAAGGGAGGACCGCGGGAATGATCATGACAACTACCGCCTGGGCAGATGTGGAGCCTGGCTCGGACCCGCTGACACTGGCCATCGGCTGCTCGCGGGCCGAGATCGACATCACCAAGAAAATACCCGGCATGACGGTCAGCGCGGACGGCCTGTGGCGCTGCCCGCTCACCTGGCCCGCCTGGATCGCCCTGACGGCGATCTTCGCCCGCCAGCCCATCAGGATCGAGCCCGAGCTAGCCGAGTGGGCGGCGGCCAAGCAGGCCGAGATCGAGCAGCGCTACGCCATGCGCGAGGCGCTGGACGCCGGGCCGGGCTACCTGGAGCCGCTGCTGGCGCTGGAGCGCCGCGACGGACCGCAGATGACCCCGGTGCAGCGCGGTGACGCCGCCTGGCTGCTGCGCTGGCGTCGGGTGATCTCCGGTGGCCGCCGCGGGAACGGCAAGACGCCGCCGCTGATCCGGGCGCTGCAACTGCTGCACGCCACGGGCGACGGCTGCCCGGCGCTGATCATCTGCCCGGACTCCGCCCCGCGGTCCTGGGCGCGCAAGCTGGCCGAGTGGGCTCCCGAGCTTCGCGTGGTGATCATCAGCGGGTCGGCCAAGAAACGCAACGAGGCGATCGACCGGGTGGCCCGCGGCGAGGCGGACGTGGCGATCATCGTCTGGCAGGTGGTCCGCCATCACAGCAGGCTGGCCTCCTACCCGGGCAAGGCGTTCGTGAAATGCGACACCCACGGCGGCAGCACCGGCAAGACCACCGCGCAGTGCGAAGTCTGCCTCAAGGCGCTGAACATGATCAGGTGGCAGACCGTCATCCCCGATGAGTGCCACCGGATGGCCGACGAAGGGTCCAAGCAGACCAGGGCCACGCAGTGGCTGATGCAGCACACCGAGAACTGCTGGCCGACCACCGGCACGCTGACCACCAATGACGTCGGCAGCCTGTGGCCGGTGCTGTACGGGCTGGACCCCGCCGCCTGGCCGGTGCGCTCGCGCTACCTGGACCTGTACGCCCGGCAGGAGTTCGCCTTCCTGGACCGCGGCAAGGTGATCCTGGGCCTGCGGCCCGAGCACGAGCAGTTGTTCCACTGGGCCACCGAGCCCTACTTCCGGCGCATCCACCACCAGATCGCCCGCGCAGGCCAGCCGGGCCTGGCCGACGTGGAGTTCCGCTACCCGGACATGACCGCCCGGCAGGCCAGCGCCTATCACTCGATCGCACGGGCGGGCATCGCGGAACTGGCGAACGCCGACCTGGTGGCGGCCACGGCCATCGTCAAGTTCACCCGGCTGTGCCAGCTTGCCAGCGCGATGATCGAGACGTACGACACCGAGGACAGCGCGGGCTTCACCGCCGAGGGCAACGTGCGGCTGTGCAGCCCGAGCCAGAAGGTGGCCGACCTGCTGGAGTTCCTGGCCACCGAGCCGGGCCAGTGGCTGGTGGCCTGCTCCACCCCGCAACTGGTGGAGATCGCCGCCAAGGCGCTCACCGAGGCGCAGATCACCTGGACCAAGATCGTCGGCGGGATGACCTCGGACGCCAAGGACGCCGCCGCGGTGGCCTTCCAGCGCGGTGACCACCGGGTGATCTTCTGCACCTCGGCAGGCGGCGAGTCGATCGACCTCCAGGCGGCCGAGGGGATCTTCTGGATGCAGCCCGACCCGAGCTTCACCGGCCGCGAGCAGATGACCGGCCGCTGTGACCGGTTCGGCCGGGCCGGGACGTGCCGCCAGGTCTACTCGCTCACCCCGGGCACGGTGGACATCCGGCTTTTCACGCTCGGCCTTTCCAAGGAAGAACAGCACGAGCAGGTGGTGCGGGACGCCGCCATGCTCCGCTGGATGATGGACGTCCAGCCAGACGAAATAGTAGAGGACGGAGACAATGGGACAGACCAACTCACCCACGCTTAACAATGGCAGGCTCGGGTTCAGCAATTCCGAGATCCAGCTATTCCTCCGCTGCCCGCGCAGGTGGCTGACCGAATACTATTGGGGCTTCCTGCCCGCTAACCCGAGCCCGCTGGGCGCGGCCAACCTGGGCACCCGGGTGCACCTCGCCCTGGAAGCCAAGTTCGGCTACGGCCTGGACCCGGCCACGGTCCTGGACATTCTCTACGGGGCCGAAGTCGCCAATCACCCGGACCTGGCCAGGGATCTGAACGCCGACCTGGAAATGTCCAAGATCATGGTCGAGGGCCTGCTGGAGTGGATGGACGCCGAGGGCCACAGCAGCAAGTTCCGCTACGTGGCCGCCGAGGCCGAGGTGCGCGTGCCGCTGCCCGGATTCGACGGCATCGACCTGCGCGCCAAGCTGGACCAGATCGGCCAGTGGACCGACACCGGGCTGTATGCGTTCCTGGACTGGAAAACGCGGGACGTGCTCCAGCCGCTGGTCCTGCTGCGCCAGGACCCGCAGATGCGGTTCTACTCGCTGGTGCAGTGGCTGGCCGCGGGCTACCCGCCGCCGCAGCCCGGCCGCGGTCTGCCCGACACGGCGGGGATGCCCCCGCTGGTGCTCGGCGGCAACGTCGCGCAGCTTCGCAAGGTGAAGCGCTCGCGCCAGGCCAAGCCGCCGTTCTACCAGTGGGACCCGTTCAGCCACACGCCCGAGATCATGGCGAGCACGCTGATCAAGGTGCAGGCCACGGTGGCCAAGATCCTGGCCGCCAGGGCGGCCCTGGACGACTGCTACGCCCGCGGCGGCAACCTGGCCGAGATCGACTTCCTCCAGAAGTCCATGCTCGGGCCGGTGTGGATCAGCCACGACTGCTCCTGGTCCTGCCCCCTGGCCAAGGGCGCGTGCGGCATGATGGACGACGGCTCCGCCTGGGTGGAGCATTTTGTCGGCAGCGGCGCGTATGTTCAGGGGGACCCCTACGAGAGGTACAGCAGCCAGTCGATTGCTGCGCTTGTCAGCGCCGCAGGGTAGCCTGTAAGTACAGGCATCAGACGTGAGGTCAGGACAGATGACAGCGGGAGGCAGACAGTGACCATCCAGCCGTATCAGACCGTCCCCCCGGGGCTGGTCAACGGCCAGGCTGGCAGGTCCGCTCAGGGCTTGTCGATCGGCGTCCACGCCGACCCCAAGATGGGCAAGTCCTCGCTCGGCGTCTCCGGCCCCCGGCCGTGCGCGCTGGTGGACAGCGAGCTTGCCGGGAAGTGGGTGCCAGGGCGGCAGATCACCTGGGACCCCACCCGGCAGACCGTGCCGCAGTGGAACGGGCCGGAGGACTGGGAGATCTGCGACATCCCGGTGCAGAGCATCGACACCCTGTTCGCCATCCAGCAGGTGCTGGCCAGCGGCCGTCACCCGTTCAACTCGATCAGCGTGGACTCGGTGCCCGCGGTGGCTCACCGGGCGATGATGAGCATGGCTGGCCGTCGCAAGATGGATTGGGACGACTGGGGCCAGCTTCTGCGGGACATCCTCCAGTCCATCGTGGGCTTCAAGGACATGCTGGTGCACCCCACCAACCCGGTCTGGTCGGTGGTCTACATCTTCCCGACGCACTTTGACCGCAACACCCGCAAGATGCGGCCCTACCTCCAGGGCCAGAGCGCCAACCTGGTGCCCTACCAGTTCGACCTGATGGGCACGATGTACGTGCAGGGCGCACACCCGGACGGCACCCCGATGCACCACCTGTTCACGGGGCCGAGCACGACGTACGAAACCGGTGACCGGCTGTGGGGCAGACTGCCCCCGGACATGATCATCGGACACCCCGGCAGGGTGCCCGGGTGGACAGTAGAGACGATGGTGGAACAAGCCATCGCAGTCAGCCAGTAGGCAACAGGGAGAAGATCATGACGTATCCAGGACAGCCGCAGTACCCCGGCCAGCAGCCGCAGCAGGGCTACCCGCCCCAGCAGCCGCAGCAGGGCTACCCCCAGCAGGCCCCTCCGCAGCAGTACGGCCCGCCGCAGCCCGGTGGCTACGGCCCGCCCGCCCCGGGCGGTTACGGCCCCCCGGTGCCGCAGGGCTACGACCAGGGCGGCTACGGCCCGGCCGAGCCCAACTGGCAGGCCATGGCCGACACCGCCGACACGAGCACGGGCGGGGACTATGAGCCCGGCTGGTGGCTCGCGCACGCGATCAGTTGCGAGTACGGGCTGACCCGCAAGCAGGACAAGTACTGCTGGACCCCGGTGTTCCAGTTCGACGGCGGCCCGAACAACGGCCGCAAGATGACCACCACGCTGGCCATCAGCGAGCGCAAGAACGACGGGACCGACAACCCGGGTGGCAACGCCAAGCTGTACCGCCAGATCGGCGCGCTCGGTGCGCCGGTCGGGGAGAAGTTCGGCCAGCAGGGCGTCACCCCGTTCTGGCAGATGGGCTGGACCGGCGAGCAGGTGGCCGGTGTCATCCAGCAGGCCGGTGCCCCGGTAGAGATCCAGGTCTACTACGACAAGGACTGGGGCAACTACAAGATCGGCGGTATCCGCTCGCCGCGCAGCGCGACGGGCCACGCGATGGCCCCGCCGATGGCCCAGCAGGCTCCGCAGGGCTCCATGCCACCCGGCCAGGCACCGCCCCAGCAGGCCCCAGCGCCCGCCATGGGCGGCTACCAGCCCGGCCCGCCCGCGCAGGGCTACGGCCCGCCGCAGCAGGCTCCTGCGCCCGTCCAGGCCCCGCCTCCGGGTCCGCCGCAGTATCAGGCCGGACCGCCCCCGCAGGGCGCACCGCAGCAGGTGCCGCCGCAGCAGTGGCAGCCCGGCCAGGCACCTCCCCAGCAGCCCGGCACGGGCATGCAGGAGTTCGCCCCGGGCACCACCTGGAACCCGGGCCAGCCCGGCGCTGCTCCGCCGCAGCAGTACGCCGCGCCGCAGCAGCCACCCGCTGGCCCGCCACAGCAGGCCCCGATGCCGATGCAGCCTGGCCCTGGCAACGGCTACCCGCAGCAGGGACCGCCGCAGCAGCCCGGCCAGCCGCAGCAGGGAGGCGTGCAGCAGCCGCCCTGGAAGCAGTAGACCAGTAGGACTGCCTGCCCCCGGCCCGCTCCGGGGACAGGCGTGGAGGGAAGGCAGCAGCCGACCCCCCTGGAGCCCCGAGCCACCCCCACGGCCGGGGCTCCAGTCTTTGCCGGCCATCCGTTGACAGAAGGTGTTGACAGAACCCGCGGCACCGGGTAAGCTAGCATCAGCAAGCCAGTCAGGGAGCAGAATGTCAGACCCCCCGGCTAGGCTCAAAGGCAAAGGTCAGCACCACAGACAGGAGACAGACAGATGTCAATGGAAACCCTCACCTGGCTCAACCAGAACGTGCTCATCGGCTTCACCGACAAGCGCGGCAGGGCGTGGCACTATGACGAGGCCAGCCAGGGCGAGCAGCCCAACCACTACCCCGGCGCGATCCCCGTGCCCGACGTCATCAAGCGGCTGTTCAACTGGGAGCCGGTTGAGGGCAAGGTCAAGACCACCTTCCGCGCTGGCGGCAAGCAGCGGACCGTCGAGGTCCCTGGCAAGAAGTCCCTGTGCCACCCCGAGACTGGCGAAGTGTTCAGCATCGTGGGCAAGGGCTTCAACGTCCACAGCTACCAGCAGTGGCTGGTCAAGAACTTCCAGATGATCCTGGACGACTCAGACCTGGGCATCGGCTCGGCTGGCCTGCTCAAGGGCGGCGGCCAGGCGTGGGTCCAGATCGAGCTTCCCGAGACGATCGACGGCCCCGGTGGCATCAAGCACCGCCCGTTCATCACCGGCTCGGCCGTCCTGGACGCCTCCCGGTCCACCAGCTACTCCACCGGCACCCAGGTGGCGGTCTGCGACAACACCCTGAGCGCCGCCCTGGCGGGTGCCTCGGCCATGATCAAGTACGCGCACCGCAAGGGCATCGAGATCAAGGTCCAGGACGTCCGTGACGCGCTGGCGATCGTGATGGACTCCGCCGACGCCGTGAACGCCGAGCTTGAGGCGCTGCTGGCGATCACCGTCACCGACAAGCAGTGGGAGCAGTTCGTGGCCGCCACGATCGGCCCCCGCCCCAACGCCATGATCGAGGGCAAGGGCTCCGCGGCCCTGACCAAGTGGGACGACCGCCGCGACACCCTGACCGCGCTCTGGAAGAACGACCCCATGGTGGCCCCCTGGACCGGCACTGGCTTCGGCGTGGTGCAGGCCATGAACACCT